GCGTGCAGCCGGAAGCGGCGACGCGTCATGACGATTTTGTGTCTATGGTTGCCCTCACCCGGATCACGGATGGGGTATGGCTTAGACACCTTCTTTTTCTGGGCGACGCCCACCTGCTTGTGGTGCAGACGACCAGGGAGCTTGGCGACAGCGCGCGCGAGAGGGCCCTCAGGTGAGGACCGGGCGCGAACGGTCTCTTGGGATGCACCCTTGGTCAGGGCGGGGCAGACTTCGTAGACGAAATCGCCGATGGTGAGAAGGTTGTCAATGTGGCTGAGTTGCTGGTCAGCGGCGCGCACCGTCTTGCCACGGGCGTCGCGGGTGAGCCAGCAGCTGGCGTCGGAAACAAGGGGCAAGGCACCATTGCCGTTCAGGCAAACAAGCTCAGCGAGGGTTTGGTTGTTGCAGCAAGCCATGTGACGAATCGCTACCCTCAAAGACTCGAGTACTAAGGGTAAGTTACTAAACCGACGGTCGGTCCCGGAAACGTCCGGGCTGGCCAAAGAGTTGGGTTCCCCTCCAAGATTGAGGGACTTGAACCGCTCGAATGGCACTCCATGCCGCTCACAAGAGTATAATATGACAAAACTCCTGAGGCGTACCGATTGCGTAAGCGTTCACTTTTTACCTTTTCCTATACTGTCCTTCTACCGCGATCGTATCGGAGGGACGTGGTACCCTTGAGCTTTGTTACGACACACGTGTCAAATGTGTTTCACGCAGCAGGTAGTCACGGTTAACCTTTTGAAGGGAGGCTTGGAAACCCTTGAGAGTAGTTGTTCCACCAGGAAGGTGAGCTCGTGGTGGAGGAGAGGTTTAATTCCAGTATCACACTCACCTATGCTAAGGCTCAATGCCATCGCACAATCTCAACTGGAAGTCATAGACAACCGCCGTGGGGGGCCGGATCTTTTGGGCACAAGACAGTGGGAACATCAAAGGGGCGGGGTTGGGCCAAACAAGTGCAAGTGCCGTGCTCACACCTGAAGAAGGTAAAAAGACTGCCACTTCTGACAGCTGAAAACTTACCATTTGCATACGGGGTATA